TTCAGGTGATCTACTTACATGCAATATCAATATCTCAGTCCTAACGAGTTGGAGCTAAAATGTCCGAGTGGGAAAAAGAGCAAGAAGCCTTCCTGATCAAGATCGGGCAGGTAGCACCATCAACACCTAAGCCAGTAACTACTAAGAAAGACGAGGAATAATCTCATGGCTGTATTTCTAAATAACAAGGTCGGCGTGAAGATTAACACAGTCGATCTTTCAGACCACGTTACCGCAGTAACACTTAACCGCACTTTCGACGAGCTCGAAGTGACAGCGATGGGCGATGGCGGACATAAGTTCGTTAAAGGCCTTGAGGCATCATCTGTCACAATCGACTTCCTCAATGACACAGCAACAGCCAACGTCCTACAGACCTTGCAAGCTGCATGGGGAACTAACGTCACAGTCGTTCTACTTCAGGAAAAGGGAACCGCAGTATCTGCGACTAACCCTCTCTACACAATGACATGCCTTATCAACGGCACTACAGACATCAACGGCGCAGTCGCTGATCTCGCAGTACAGAGCCTGACATTCAACGTTTCAGGCACTACAGTAGTTGCTACAACCGGCACATTCTAAGAAACTAAACAAAGGGGCACAGCATGGCAAAGTTAATAGTCACACTAGCGGACAACAGCGTTACCGAGATCGAGATCACTCCTCGCCTTGAGTACGCGTTCGAGCTATATGCTAAAAAGGGATTTCACAAAGCGTTTCGCGATGATGAGAAGCAGTCAGATGTCTATTGGCTTGCATGGGAAGGCCTTCGACTAAGTGGAGTCACAGTCAAGCCATTTGGGGATTCTTTCCTCGATACCTTAAAGAGTGTCGAGGTTGCAGAGTCTGACCCTTTGGCCTAGGCAGGGATAGCATCCACTATCTCATCGCTCGCTTGAGCATTGAGACGGCTATCCCTCCACAATATTTAATAGATTTAGATCCATCGATGCTCCAGATGATTCTGAAAGCGTTGAAAGACCGAGCGAAGGAGCAACAGGATGCCTACAGAGCTAAAAGGCGCTAGCCAGCTCCGCAAAGCTCTCAAGCAATTCTCGCCTGATCTTGATAAAGAAGTACGCGATGAGATGGTCGGATTCCTGAAACCTTTAATCAAGAAGGCTAGAGGCTTCCTTCCGTCTAACGCAGACGCTCCATCTGGCTTCGTCAAGCATGAAGTAAAGACTGCCAAGTTCCCAATGTACGACGCAGCTGAGGCACGTCGAGGTGTCGGCTATAAATTGACACCAACTAAGCCTAATCGTCAAGGTTGGGTGCAGACAGTGTCGATCCACAATAAGACGGCGGCAGGTGCAATCGTTGAGACTGCCGGACGTAAGTCGGGAATGTCTGGCAACTTTAGCCCACGCTTCTCAGGCACATTCGCAGGCCGTGGCAAGATGGCTGGCCGCGCAATGTTTAAGGCTTATGAGCAAGATCAAGGCAAAGCTAAGGCTGGCGTTATTAAGGCGCTTGAAAAGGCTGCCGCAAAGTTTAATGCGAAAGGTATCTGATGGCTGAATTACGCATACCGATTATCGGTGAGTTCAAGGGTAAGAAAGCCTTTAAGGATGCAGACAATAGCGTCAAAGGTCTTAACAAATCTCTTAAGAGATTAGCAGGCGCAGCAGGCATCGGTCTATCAACTGCCGCAATAGTTAACTTTGGCAAGAAGTCAGTACAGGCATTTATTGCAGATGAGAAGGCAGCTTCACAGCTTGCAGTAGCAGTCAAGAATCTAGGCCTAGCCTTCGAGACTCCACGCATCGAGCAGTTTATATCAGAGATGTCTCGCGCTTCGGGCGTGGCTGATGATGTACTGCGCCCATCGATGCAGAAGTTATTGCAGACCACTGGCTCAGTTACAAAGTCTCAAGAATTACTGACTCAAGCTCTCGACATATCACGAGGCAGCGGTGTCGATTTTGAGACTGTCGTGGAAGATTTAACAAAGGCTTATGTAGGCCAGACTCGTGGACTCAATAAATACAAGTTAGGTCTTAGCCAAGCCGAATTGAAAACGGCAACCTTTGCGGATCTGCAAGAAAGATTAAATAAACAATTTACAGGATCCAATGCTGCCTACCTTGAGACCTACGCTGGCAAGTTAGGACTTATCACAACTGCGGCAGGTGAGGCTCAAGAAACTATTGGCAAGGGTCTCATCGATGCCTTTACTATCCTCTCAAGCGAGTCTGGCAACATAACAGAACTTACTGACGCAATGAACAGCTTCGCAGAAGGTACTGCCAACGCATTCCGCAGCGTAGCAATCTTGGTCTCTAACCTTGATAAGGCAATGTCAGCAGGTTTCGGATTACTTGGAGTTTTAGACAGTATTACTGGAAGTAACTTCGTCAAGGTATTCGGTGGAGCAATAGGACTTCTTAGCACTCAAGGCGGAGGCTCATTTAGTAGCAATACAAAGGCTGGGACTGGCGGCTATCCTTCATCTGCACTAGGCCCGGGTTTTATCGATCCTAACGATGCAGCTCGCAAGAAGGCAGAAGCCGACGCAGCCAAGCGTGCTAAAGAATTAGCAGGGCTTACAAAGAAGAATTTAGACACACAGAAGAAGTCCCTAGCCTTACAGAAAGCCTCAAAGACTCTAAACATAGAGCTTATTAATATCGAAGCAGCTCTCAAAGGCAAGATCAGCGAAACCGATCGCATATCTTTGCTATTGCAGAAGGCTATTCTCGAAGGCAATGCAACCCTAGCGACTTCCTTATCTGATCAATTAAACACAGCGATCAAGCGTAATAACGAGTTACGTCTTGCCTTGCTTGCTACTCCAGAAGCTCCTAATCCTTTCCGTAATTGGTCGATGCCAGGTGTTTCAATGCCTTCTGATTCCTTTACACAATTCGGCCCGCAAGGTGGGTTAGGTGCAGGAGTTATTGCAGGAGTTAATCCTCAAATCAACATCACAGTCGAGCTTGATGGGCAGACAGTCGGCGGAGCAATCCGCGATGGTCAGATTAATGACTCACTATCTGGCTCTTTCAATCAGGTCAATCGAGGGCAAGGATTTAAGGGAGCGGTCGCTCTCTGATGGCACTCCCTGCAACCATTTCGGTCTCTTTCGACTTTAGCCAAGGCGCTACATTTGGCCTTGGTTTCGTCATTGGCGATGATAAGTACGGAGTTATAGGTACCAGCGCATTCGGTGATTCGACTGTAGCGACACCTACTGTCGATCTCAGCGATGTAACGCGATCGATCAAGATCAGCCGTGGCCGCAATATCATGAGAGACACCTATGAGGCTGGCAACTGCACAGTCCGAGTCCTAGATCCTGATTCTTATTTTAATCCTCAAAATGCAGCATCACCCTATTTTGGCTATCTGACTCCACTCAGAAAGATCCGCGTGGCAGCTACGACGGCTACAGCGCAGGAGTTTCTATTCTCTGGATACGTTGACACTTATAAGTATTACTATCCAACAGGGCAGGAGATTGGGTACGTCGATATTGTCTGCTCGGATGCCTTTAGACTCTTTCAGATGGCTAACGTGGCAACCGTTACAGGGGCAACAGCTGGCCAGACTACCGGCACTCGCATCACAAAGATTCTCGATCAAGTCTCATTCCCTACATCGATGAGAGTTACCGACACAGGATCGACGACAGTTCAGGCAGATCCGGGAACAGCTCGAACAGCCCTTGCAGCACTCAAGGCTGCTGAGTTCGCAGAGCAAGGCGCATTCTTTATGCTGCCAGATGGCACAGCAGAATTTAAGGATCGCAGCGATGTCGTGAGTTCCCTAGCGGCTACCCCAATTGAGTTCAATCAGACAACGGGCATTCCCTACTCAGACCTTAAATACGCCTTCGATGACAAGCTCATCGTCAATCAAACCAGCATGACTCGCATTGGCGGCACAGCTCAGACTTCTGTCAATGCAGATTCATCGGCTAAGTATTTTCCTCACGGCACGACCATCACAGACATGATCCCTCAGACAGATGCTCAAGTGTTAGATATTGCAAAGATTTATGTGGCCACGCGTGCAGAAACCACTATCCGCATTGATGCCATGACCGTCGATCTACTTGATACAGATGTACCGACTGACACGATGATCGGCCTAGATTATTTTGACAATGTCAAGATTACCAACGTCCAGCCAGATGGCTCGACAATTGTTAAGACCTTGCAGGTGCAAGGCTTGGCGTGGGACATAACCCCTAACAGTATGAAATGCACAGTAACAACACTTGAGCCTATAGTCGAAGGATTCATCATCGGATCATCGACTTACGGTATAATCGGACAATCCATATTAGGATACTAGGAGA